AATCCCATTGTTGAATAGTATTTATTCCAGGATGTCCACCAAATAAAAATCCAGATCTAGAATTATCTGAACTTGCAGATTGCCTAGTATCGTCTACTAAATCACCAAAGTCAGTCATATTACCTGTGCTTGCAAATGTTACAAATTCTATTGTATCATCCCCATCTCCACCTGCTCCTCCTGCACAAGAAAAACCTCTAATGCCTGATGAAGCAGTTCCTCTATAAGAGGATGCAGCAGTTAAATCTCCAAAATCTGATGCATTACCAGTTGATGCTATAGTTACAAAATCTATGGTATTTAGTTCAGCTGAACTAGGTGAAGCTCCATCTGTTCCACCAAAAAAAAGTGATCTTGTTGGACTTGAAGTTCCT